GGCAAGCTGGCTGTCAGGGAGTACGAAGGCAAGAACGGGAAGGGCTATAGCCTGGACGTTCGCGCCGATGACTGGTCCAAGCCTCGCAGCTTTGAGAATCAAGGCCAGAGCCAGAGCCAGATCACGCGCCATGATGACGGCGCAGAGATCCCCTTCTGATGAAGCGGAAAGATCTACCGGCCTGGGCTATCGCAATGGGTGTCATGTCTGACGAAGATCTGGAACAATCCAGGCAAGCCCATAAGCGAGAATGCGCAGAAGATGAGGCGCGAAAGAACCTGGGCCGGTATTCTCCACGGAGGCGAAGCCCGGCAGAATGGAACGAGAAGAAAGCACGATGGCGATCAACGTGACAGACGAACGGGCGGCGGCGTATCTGCGAAGCTGGAATTATGCTGAAGCAGTGCGCCGCCGTCTGGCCAATTACACGGGCGGGATCTTCCGCCTGGATACACGCGAGGGCGTGGTCTACCTGGACATCGGCGGGACGGCTCAGTCTGTCGTTCGGATCGATGACAACGCGTCGGAAGATGTCTTCCGCTGCTTTCGGGTCTTTGTTGAGAATGAGGTTCAAGCATGATGGAGGGACAGAATGCTACCGACGATGGAAGAGCTGCTGACAGAAGCAGAGCGCAAGACGCTGACAAAATCAATCCTCGAGTTGCAGAGGGTCCACCGCTACGAAGACGCCGGGCACCTGCTCTGTCAGATCGAACGCTGGGGCGCATGGTTGATCAATGGCTCAGCATGGCTCGACTTTGAAGATCCGACTGAGAAGGATACCGAGCTCGGCGAGCTGATCACGACAGCTCTGGCCGCAGATCTGGATCGAGTCTATGCCATCTGCCGGAACGTGGCCGGGTACGTCAACAGGGGCGTCAAGCCTGAACGATGGACGGACCCAGGCGACTATGACATGGGCAAGATCCGAGCAGCCATCAAGGCGAAGAAGATGGATCTTGGCCACGGCCGGAAGACATACGAAGAGCTGAGGGAAGAGCAGGAAGAGAACCGGCGCAGAGAGCGGGAACGACGGCGGCAGATACGGCACGTGCCACGGCACAACCACGAACGAGAGATGGCGCTACAGCTCAAGGAAGACCCGGCCAGCCGCATCCAATTGGCCCGGTCATTGAACGCCACAATCAAGGGCGCGCCAGAGACCGCAAGCGGGATCCCGTGTCCAGGATGCCAGCGGCCTTCTGTCTGGTTCTTCATCTCGCCAGATCGGAAGACCAGCGCCAGCTGTAATCACTCCAATTCCTGCGCGTGGTACGGCTCGCTCTATGACTTGGCGCGGCTGTCATGAGAGCCCAGCTAATCGTATCCGATTGTCTGGCCGCTATGCGTGCCATGCCAAAGAACAGCATAGACGCCATCGTGACAGATCCCCCATACGGTATCGGCTTCATGAATTCGCAATGGGATGCAGCCGTCCCCGGTGAGGACTGGGCGCGTGAGTGTCTTCGAGTCCTGAAGCCTGGAGGGCACCTGATAGCCTTCGCCGCGACCAGGACGATACACCGGCTTACCGTCGCACTGGAAGAAGCACAATTTGAGATACGCGACCAAATTGCCCACATCCAATTCCAAGGATTCCCGAAGAGCCTGGACGCGTCAAAGGCGATCGACGCGCTGCATGGGGCAGAGCGAACGGGCGGATTTATTAGAGCAGGCCAGCCGGGCGGCGGAATTGGTCTTGGATTCAATGCACAGTGCGATCGGTGTAGCAAGTGGAAGCTATCGCCGGATCCTTGCACTTGTAAAGACAGCGGTCCTGCAACCCCAGACGCTCAGCGCTTCGCGGGCTACGGGACAGCGCTCAAGCCAGCATTTGAGCCCGCAGTTCTGGCACGCAAGCCGCTATCCGGCACAGTCGCGGCTAACTGTCTGGAATGGGGGACGGGCTGTCTGAGCATTGACAAGTGCAGGTATGCTTATGGAGATCCGGCATGGCCCGGGCCGCAAGAGAGGACCGGCGAGATTCGGAGGGGCCGAACAGATACCAGCATTTACGCTGCGGGATTTGCGAAGGAGACGCAGAGCCACTCCATGTCAGATCTCGGCAGATGGCCCGCGAATATCTACGCATGCCCCAAGCCCAGCCGGTCAGAGCGTGAGCAGGGATGCGAGGAGCTACCCGGCAGAACTGGGGCCGAGGCGGTAGAGCGCAAAGAGGGCACGGCAGGGCTCGACAATCCGAGAGCGGGAGCCGGGCGCACTGCCTCAGAGGTGAAGAACTACCACCCGACAGTCAAGCCCGTGCGGCTGATGCGCTGGCTCGTGCGGCTCGTGAGTCCTCCCGCCCTCGATGGCGTGCCGCCTGTAGTGCTGGATCCATTCCTGGGCTCTGGTACTACTGGAGTAGCCGCGATGGCAGAAGGCGTCCGATTCATAGGGATCGAAATGAGCCCGGAATATATGGACATTGCAGAGGCGCGCATGATTGACACGGTAGGGGCGCTGTTCAGCAATCAGATCCAGAGAGCAGATCGGCCGTGATAGGTTGACCAAAGAGAAGCGCCCGGCCTGGGAGGGACCAGACCGAGCGCAAGGCACGACGTACTTGGGAGCACATCGAAATTGGACAAGAACTCTATAGCACAAATCACTGGGATCAACACAGGGCCGGGACCAGAGGCGGATGTCTGGGAACGATTGGAGCGCAGGCCAGACAAGAGGGACAGCAAGACAGGCCAAGTCTTGAAGGCAGGCCGCCCGCTTCCCACGCTGTCTAATGCTGTCCGGGTTCTCACAGAAGATAGCCGCTGGCATGACCGTCTGAGATTCAACGAATTCAGCAATACGATTGAGATTGACGGGCTGGGAATCACGGACCAGCTGGAGAGTGGGATCACGCTCTGGCTTGACCGGGTGTACGGCGTCCAGGTAGCTACCAATCGAGCCAGCGAAGCGGCCTGTTACGTGGCTCATGAGAACGGCTACCACCCTATCAAGGACTATCTCCGGCAGATTGTCTGGGACGGACAAGAGCGGGCCGATCTGCTGTTTACTCATTACGCAGGCGCAGAAGATACGGAGCTGAACCGAGAGCTTGGCCGCCGCTTCCTGATCTCAGCCATCAGCCGCCTATTCAAAGCGGGCAGCAAAGTCGATACGTGCGTGGTCCTGGTCGGCAAGCAAGGCGCGCGGAAGTCTTCGTTCTTGCGGAAGCTGGCCATAAAGCCGGAATACTTCTCAGATTCCAGCCTGGATATGTCCACCAAGGACGGGTATCAGAGCCTGCAATCCGTCTGGATCTACGAGCTGGCCGAGCTGTCCAGCATCAGGCCAAGGGAAGCGGAGACCGTCAAAGCGTTCATCTCTGCCCAGGTAGACACCTACAGGCCAAGCTATGGCCGCCATCTGGTGAAGAGGCCCAGGCAATGCGTCTTCGCAGGAACGACGAATGGTGCCGAATTCCTGAGCGACTCCACAGGGAATCGGCGCTTCTGGACTGTTGCAGTGGGGGAGATTCGACTGTTGGAATTGGGGCGGGACGTGGACCAGCTATGGGCGGAAGCCTTGAAGCTGTACCGGGACGGGGAACGCTGGTGGCTGGAGGAGAACGGAGCGGCGGCGCTCGAGGATCAGCAGGAGACCTTCAGACAGGTAGACGCCTGGGAATCGGAAGTCCTGATCTATCTGAAGAGAACCAATGGCGAATTCTCGGCGCGTGACGCAATGAAGGCGATCGGCTTCGATGACTACCAGATGACCAAATCTGCATCGATGCGGATGGCTTCTGTCCTTCAGCGGCTCGGATGTCGGCGGATGAAGCGGCGGCGCATGGATGGCGTAAGAGTCAGCCCATGGGTCAAGGACTGGGGAAAAGATGGAGAATAGGCGAAATGGTAGGCCAAGTGGGACACCATAGTGGGACAGCTCAGAATGGCCTTCCAACCTTATATAATAGAGATATTGTCCCAAGTGTCCTACTATATCTCTCTAAACTGTAGAGACTGGAAAGTGGGTGTAATTGGGGCAATTAGGGGTGTAATTGGGACAATTAGGGCAGATATAGGCCGTAATTCTTATAATTCTTATAATTATGGGGCCGAATTTAGTTCTATAGGTTTAGTGAGATCTGCAATTAGGTGGGACGGTGTGGACAGATGAGAAGGGCAGGCGTTGATAACGGGCGTTGCTCCTGTGGTTTAAGGGCGCGGTTTGCTGTCCACAGTGGGTGTCCGACTACAATGGACGGAGATGGTGGGACAGTTCTCCAACTCTGCCATGCACATCACAAGGTGTGGACGGTTGACCGTCTGAGAGCTCGACTACCTCCCGCCCGGCTGGCGCTGGCAGAGTCAGACGATCTGATAGCGGCGCAGAATCCAGCTGGCGTTGTTAGTATGGACACCATGGACGATGATTATTTTCGGCGTCACTTCAAAGGGGGGCGATGATGGCGAAGCGGAAAAGGGGAGGTCAGCTCAAGCTGAACCCTGAATTGCAGGAGCGCTTTTGCCACGCTGTCAGGATGGGTATGCGCTACCAGGACGCTTGCCGATACGTGAAGATCACGCCGGCTACCTTCCAGACCTGGACTAATCGTGGGGCCATGGGTGAGGAGCCATACGCTACCTTTACTTGCGCTGTAAAGGCCGCCGAGACTGAGGGCATGATGGCCTGCCTCGAGTCGATAGAGCGGGCGCATAGGAACAAGGATTGGAAGGCCGCCGCGTGGCTTCTCGAGCGCCGCTATGGATGGTGGCCAAATCATATGGTCACGACTGTCACCGAGGAACAATCATCGATGGACCTATCAACCGAGGAGGGACGATCGGAAGTGATAGCCGCTCTCCAGGCTCTGCCGGCCGAACTGTTGGCCGAGGCCATAGCTGGGACAGGGGCAGACGCTTGAACCTGGGACAGTTGATCCAGATCTCGAAGGCGTATCAGGCCGATCCGCTGGCCCGATATGTGATGGAGCAGGCAGGGAACCGTGGAGGCATGTCTCCACCACAACGCCGGATGCACCAGAGCACCAGCCGCAAGCGGGCGTTTTTGGCGGCCAATAAAATCGGGAAAAGTTTTTGGGGAGGAGCGGAAGCGTGGTTCCATCTTTTGAGCCGTCATCCGTTCCGGGACGTACCCGAAGAGGGATCGACTGGCTGGGTTCTATGCTCAGATCTGCGGACAGGTTGGGAGGCCATCTCGGAAGTCATGCACGAGCTACAGCCGCCCGGTGTTCTGGCTGAGGCGTGCAAGTGGGTGCCGGGTGTCGGCTATCTCTACCGTGGGACGAAGCAACTGATGTTGGCCAATGGCTCAAGCATGGTGGGCAAAGGATGCGAGCAGAGCCTATTGGCGCTGGAGTCCAAGCGGATCCAGTGGGCCTGGATCGATGAGCCACCAAAGGAAGCACACTTCCACGGCTTGCGAGCTCGCCTAACTATGGACGTGGCCACGGTCGGCGGCGGCTCTCTGTTCCTGACAGCCACGCCGGTCGGCCGGCCTTGCGAGTGGCTGCGCCGGATCTTGGAGGGCTCTGTCGAGGACAACATAGATCCAGAGCCGGGCTGGTACGTGGAACACGTAGAGCTGAGCCTGGAGAACGCGCCGCACCGAACGCAGGAAGACATAGACGCGCAGGCCATGGAATGTTCGCCGTGGGAATACAACCAGCGGATAAAAGCACAGTGGGACGGACTGACAAAGGGGCGCTGGGTCTCTGGCTTCAGCGAGGCCAATATGTTTGACGATGACCAGATCCCTACGAACGTTGAAAGCGTTGGACTTGGCTGGGACCACGGAGAGCTACCTGGGAAGTCCGTCTGTTATCTGGTGGCCTGGGATGGCTTCGCCGTCTGGGTCTTGGATGAGTATTCAAACGAAGAGCGAAGCACACCAGCCACGGAAGCGAAGGCCGTGGCCGAGATGTGCAAGAAGTGGGGCGTCAATCTCCACGACATTCAGGAAGCTGTTGGCGATTCGAACAGTGCAGGAAAGCTGGGGATCGGCTTCACGATCAACGATCTGCTGATGCGTGAATTCTCCAAGATTGCGAGCACCAGCCGGCCGCCGTTCAAGATCTCCGTACCGTACAAGCGGCGCGGATCTATTGATGCTCGAGTGCGCCTGTTATCCATGGCGTGCGTTGATGGCCGCTTCCGCGTTCATCATGGATGCACTAAGCTTGTCAGCAGTCTTCGCCATTGGCGCGGCGGCTCAGATGATCTAAAGGACGCATTCGATGCGGTTAGCTACATCGCGGAAGTTTACATCTCTCCAGGCGCAGAGAACAAATCAGAATTCATGATATGGGCGTGACCATGTACAGTAACGAGATCCCAACCTTTCTGAAGCCTGACAGCCGCGATGACAACGCGCGTTGGAATGAACAGAGCCTCCGCTATCGGATGCTGACTGGCGAACACGCGCCAGACGTGACGAAGACGATCCAGGGAATGTTCGGCCGTGAATTTGTGGGTGAGCTCACCCAGCAGATTGACCTATCGCGAAACAGCTTCAAGACCGTATGGCAGCAGTTGTCCACGGCCTACACGCAGTCACCGGAAGTCGTGGCCACAACAGAAGACGGCGAGCCGGTAGATCTGTCTTCCATCCTGACGCCGCGACTCTGGCCGCAACGCCAGACCGCTGATCTATGGGCGCTGGCCATCCGCGAATCGCTCTTCCGACTGGACTGGAAGGAAGGGACAGGGATCCAGTACCGCCCGGTCTCGCCTGATGTTGTGGTCTGTCAAGCAATGCCAGACCGTCCAGATCGTCCGGGCCGAGTTGAGGAGTATCGGAAGCGAATCAAGCCGAACGGGCAAGCCGTCTGGACTGTTGAGACCTGGGATATCCTGGGAGATGAACCCGTGTTCAAGATCGAAGAGCTGTCCCAGATGGGCAAGAAGCGCACTGACGTGACGTGGGAATTCATGCCCGGCCTCGAGTCCGGCGCCTATCCGTACCTGGACAGAGAAGGCGCGCCCATCCTGCCGTATGTATTGATTCACGCTGAAGTCGCACCGCGTCTCTGGAACTACACGACGGGAACCGAGCTCGTTAACGGCAGCCTCCGCCTTGCGGCCTTCTGGACTTTCTGGGGATCGTCCTACCTGTCCGCCTCGCA